GGTGCTGGATGACCTCTTTGTCGTCAACCGTGTAGTGCCAGCTCACAGGGACGTTGATTGCGCCGTTTTTCAGGTACGCCGCGTGATTCCGAGCCCCGGCGGTGGGCGCGTTATTGCCGGTATTGTGGATGGTAATAAATGTCATTTCGTTCGGCCGCCCCGGCCTGTTCCGCACGCCCGGCGGGATGAAATCTTGGATGATGTTCATGTCTTCGTTCCTCCCTTATTTGTCATTTGGAATATAACCGTTGTTGTCCTGTATCTGCTTGCCGTTGTTGTAGCCGAAGTAGTACCCGTTGCACGTCCCCGCGATGGCGGAGAGCGCCGCCGCGACGTACATCACCATATCCCTGTCGGCGGGCTGACCGCTCAATGAGAATATACCCACGGAAATCAGGAAGCCCACAAAGGATATGTTTGCCAGAAACGTCACCAGCTTGCGGATATTCACCTCTGACTTCTGCCCGTTGTTCCTCCTACCCATGCCTTACCCCTCATCCGGCCAAAGCCCGCGCACCTTCATTTTCCCCGCACGTCTCACAGCCGCAATCTCATGCGCTGTCTCCTCCTCTGACGAGGCGTAGTGCTGCCATTCGGGAATGAGCTCGTCCGCCGTCCAATCGACATCGTTCCAATGCGCTATCGGTTCGTCGGTCAGCTCGGTCACGGGCCATGCGTTGTCTACGGGCATATAGCGGAGGTTTTCGTAACCCCAGCGGCGCTTTTCGCTCTGTGTAGGCTCCGGCTCCGGTTCCGGCGCTTCGCCCGTCTCCACCCACTGCTCGCCGTCCCACTGGGGCTTGACCATGTTTTCCGGCGGGGCGGCGTCGAGGAGCGTTTCGCCGTCTTCGAGCTGGTAGCCATAGACCGTGCCGTCCACGGTCAGGACGAATTCGACATAGTTGCCGTCGGCGTCAATGACGCAATAATGTTTGTACATGATAATCCCTCCTACGATAATAGGGCAAAAGAGCCAAAGTAAGACCCGTTTATTCCAGCGTTCGCACTCGCACGTATTTGTCCATTTGTTTGAATATTCATATAGGAACCCGAAGGGGAATTATCTAGATGTATATAATGAGATGCCGAAAGCGGACGAAACCCGATGGGAAGAGTCCCGAGATTTAAGGTGCTACCAGAGAGTATAGTGAAAAAGGTGACAAAAACTTGAATCGTATTTTGTATGCCCCGATAAAACGTTGCGACATTATTGGCGCTCCGATACAACTCAATCCACTCCGTATTCGGGACAAAGCCGGGGCCGCTTGGTTGCAGCATCCCATCGACCTCCACCCGCGTAGGTCTGTCCGCCAGCGCGTCGGCGACGGTGGTTGTGGTATTGACGGTGAAGTCGGACGGGAGGACGAACGCGGGGCGTGGGCCGTAGGCGGTGCTGGAGGCGACTTCGTTGCTCAGAGCGCCGCCGCCGCTGACATTCAACACGCTAGTCGAGTTGCCGGCAATCGGAGAGCGGAGCCACCAAGTGGCGGCGGAGCCGCTTCGGTTGGCTGCACGTCTTGCGCTTCCGCCGGTATTTTCTATCCCCGAAAAATGAGTCCATACTGCCCCGTCTGTAGCTACGTTAACAGTGCTCCCGCCGCTCAATTCATAAAAAGACGGCAAAAATACCCGGCATAATAATCCACTCGCGCCGCTATTCACCGTCGAGCCGCTTGAGCCTACACGGTACGGGACACGAACCTGTCGCATCTGACCGCGCACCGAAGCGTCAATGGTGTTGTAGAAGTCTCCGTTGAGCCATGCGTGGATAGTGCTGTTGGCGTAGTCGTTGACATTGGAGCTGTGCCATTGGCGGTTTGGCAGTACGTCCCTCATCAGACAAATGGTGCCGCCGTTGAAGCTGTCGTCGTACATCGCCGACGGCTTGCCGTGGTGGACGACGATGAACTCCGTGGGTACACCGCCGACGGGGATGGTGAAGGTGGAGCCGACGCCCAATGCGCCGAGCGTGGTGACGGTGACGTCCTCGGCGTCGATGGGGAGGGACGGGGTCTTTGTAGAGAATAGGTCTAAGATGTCCATGTTCTCATTATGCTCGGCGATGTTGTACTGGTCGCCGCCTGCGGGCTTTATTAAGCCAAGATTTGGTGTTCGTGTCGCCATAGTCTAACCTCCATACCATATGCCGCCTAATTGTACATAGACGGTGATTTGATAGACGCCGTCGCCCAGCGTCAGTTGTGTGTTGGTCACATTAAACGATGTGTTGACATTCGCGGAAACGGCGTTGCCACTGCCCACCAGCAGCCCGACGCCGGGGGCTGGCGTTCCGCCCAGTGTGGCGCGGCATTCCCAGAGGTCTACGGCGGCGGAGCAAGTCCATTGAACGTTGCAGACGTTGTACGGGCTGACGCCGCCGATAATGTCGCGGTTCCATGTGACCACGGCTTCGAGCCAAAAATGGAATGTCCCTTGAAGCGTCGCGTGGGTGTATGCGCTTAGCTGTGTGTGCGTTCGTTGGTTCAATCCTCCGGGGAGAGCCATGCGTCATCACCCCCTATACATCGCTCCATGTACCGCTCCGGTCTTTGGCAAATACCTTGATGATGTGCGTACCGTCCGCGCCCGCCGCCGTTGCGAGGTCTGCGCCGTTGACGAGACACTCTATCGCGGTGTTCGCAGGGAAGCCGGACGGGTTGTTTCCGCTCATGTTCACGCTTCCGTTGGTGGTGGGTATCTGCGTACCGGCGGTGTGCAGGGCGTTGGAATCAGGAACAACGCGCACAGTGTATTCGGTGAAGATTTCATCGACGGTGAAAGAGATAACGGCTTCGTTCTTACCCTCCACATTTGAGACGACCGACACATCCGGGCCGGTGACGGTGACGACAGGCGCGGCGGTGTCAAGCGTAATCTGCGCGGATGCGATGGCGCTTTCGTTCCAAACGGAGTCGCGCAGTCTGACGTTGATGGTCTTCATCCCGTCACCCGTAGTGAGCGTGACAGACTTCGACGGCGCGAAGGTTTCCCAAGCGGCGGCGGCCTCTGTCGCGGCGGCTGTGACGTTGCCCCATATTTTCATCTGATACCCGGTGGTCGGTGTGTCCGTGGTTCCGATAGCAAGCGTCACGTCTAAGAGGTTTGTGTACGCCGCGCCGCCGTTGATGGAGAGCGTCACGTTCTGCGGGGGAAGGGTATCAAGCGTGAGGTTGAAAAAACTTGACATGGCTTTCCTCCTTATGCGTATTGTGATAATTCGCCGTATGTGAATTGGGTCATTTGCTCATGCGTGAAACGGTTGCCTAGATAACGATGTGTAAACGGGACATCCCCGGTCGGGCGGTAATCGAGATTGGCAGGAATAATCTGCCCGATGTCGCGCACCGCCTGATTGTAAATCTGTATGGACTCTGTCTCAATGTCGATGTACAGAATCAGGTTCACGTCGTCGATGTTGAGCGACCAGTTGCCTGCGCCGAAGACTGTCTCCAAATACTGTTCAAGGAATAGGCGGGTGTACGGCGTATTCATCGCCAACTTGTTGATGACACGCTTTCGGCGCGTTTCCAAGTCGTCCAGTCTTTCATCCGGGACGATACCGAGGATTTCTTCATACCGACGGATGCCACCGACGGATGCGGTTACGATGAAGTTATCACGGTACGCCGAAAGCAGCGCGTCAAAGAGTTTTTTGGCTTCAATGTGCTGCGCGGTGTAGACGGCTTGCATATCAAGATTTTCGTCATACAGCTTTGGCGTGAATCGAAACACAACATCGCTTTCATCCATAAATCCCACAGTCGTCACCTTCACCCAGCTAGACATTGATGCTCACGCTCCCAGTATACGGGAGCCGTTGCAGCTCCGTCGTGTCCGTGAGGGAGATATTGCTTGCGGAGCCATTCAGCGTCAGATTGCTCACGCTGACCACTTGCTGTACGCGCTGTATCGCTTCCATTACCCGCGAGTGATAAATCCATGTGGTATCAGACGCGCTCCATTCCATCCGCAATCCTCTGAAAAAATCGTCCAGCGACGCTTCGACGGCGGACTGTATCTGCCCCGGCGTCACGCCGTCCAGTATCGCGGTGAATTGAATGTTGACATTAAACCGCTCCGGCGTGGTTACGGTGACGCTGTGACCAATCGGCGCGACGCCGATACCAAGCCCGGTGTCTTCCTCCGGGTCTACAATGGATTTCACCAGCGCGGAAAATTCCGGCGTTATCGGGTCATACCCCGAATCAATCACGCTGATTAACACCGTCCCGCCGCCTTGCCACGCCGGGAAGACCTTCAAAGCGCCCACACCGTCAATCGCGCCGACGAACTCTTTGTAATCCGCCACGTTGCCGCCGAACGCTTTTTGGCTAAGCCGGTCGATGACGCGGCGGCGGTATTCTTCGTCCGTTTCGGTGTCGCGCCCCGGTCTCTGCGTTCCGGTGATTTCGGCGCGTCCCAGATTGTTAATCGGGTGGATGGGGAGCAGCAGCCCGATATGCGCGTTGCCGATTGTCCCCGGCTGCTCACATTCCAGCACACAGTTGCCGACGGACAAATATTCCCGCAAGACGTAGGTAATCTCAACCAGCATATCCGGCACGGAAAACCGCGAGCCAATCGGCGCGTTAAACAGCGCGTCTTGATTGTCGAAGGTGGACGCCAAGCGAAACGCCGGGGTCGCCCGGTAGCGCGGTATGGAAAAATCCATCGCCCTGTCGTCCAAACCCTGCGCCGCCGCCGTCATTAAATGCGTCTGCTCGTTGTAAATACCCAAGGATATATACGCCTGTGACAGCTCGACGGCAACCGGGGCGAGCGCGTTATACGCAACGCTGCCTTGGCGCTTATCCATCGTGTCGGGTATCGTTTCCATCATATTGCCGAGGATTTCGTGAAAGCTATACATGAAATTCCCCCTCTATATCAAATGTGCCGAATGTGGAAAACACAGAAAACGCCGCCGTCGACGCGTTCATGCCGGACTTCTCAACAGAGAGCAGAGACACGTCCGATATTCGGTCGTCTTGCAGCAGCGCGTCCCGCACGGTGTTCTCAATCGTTTCCGCAAAAAAGCCGTAGCCCCTTCCAATATACTGTTCAAGCGACGCGCCGTAATTGCCGTCATAAATCACATGAGAATACCGCTCCGTCCCCAATATGTGATAAATGGCTTGCTTGATGGCTTCCACGCCGTCGATGATGCCCGCCATATGCTCTTCCGTCCGGCGAAACGTTCGCGACGGCCACGGCGTGAAGGTGATTTGCGCGTTTGAGATACCGCCAGAAATTTGAGGAATCACCAGTCACCCGTCCTTTCGATGACGTAATACATCTGGCCGCCGTTCAGCGCAATCATAGATACCTTGTCCCCGACAATGATACCGCGCCACATCAAGTGCCGATGCGTTGTCGGGTGCGTCTGCGCCGCGCCGCCGCCGGTATAGGTATCCTGAACGGAAACCGAGTGCGTATGCTGCGTTTCGTCCGCCGTCCATTTCTCCTTGCAGAAACGGGAGAGCAAAAGAAGCGGCTCCGGGATGGTCAGATTGCTGTCAAGCCGTATCCTCAGCGGGGACAAATTCTCCACGGTGCCGTATACCAAAGCGCCTCCGCTCTGACCGTCGTCTGGCATTGACGCTTTTAGAAGAGCGTTCACAATTTCATCCGTCGCCATGCTCATATAAACACATCCCATGCAAAAGTATGGTAGTCGTCGTTGATGCTGTGCGTCGCGTTGGTTATCCACATGCTTTCGTTGATGCCCAAGTCATTCAGCGCCAGCGTAAAACCTGACCCAGCCCTCAAACTGAGCGCGTCAACGTCGGTCGAGCCTATCCCAGTAAGACGCATGGTCTTTGTTGGGCGATTATGGTATTCCATCAGCATGGAAGCGCGGGAACGTATTTCCGCGTCGTTCATGCCCTGCGCGGCGACATTCAAACGCTGGAGCTTCCCCCAACGCTTTTGATTGTCACTGTCAAACTCAATCCACACGCCGAGACGCCCGGTTTCCTCATCCTCCTGAACGATTTTCACAGTGTTGTAGGTATCGTTGTCAATGCTGATTTCATATTGATAGGACGTGAGCAGCGAGCCGTCCCCGATGACCAGATTGCTCTTGAGACGGTCTACCGCGGTAAACTCCAATACGCCGAAGTTATCGCGGATAAAGTAATGCCGCTTTTCCGATATATTGGTCAGCATAATCAGCCGTTCCATAATGGCGAAAAGACTTCGCCCAGCATGGACGATTGTTTCCGGGATGAAGGTAGTCGGCGTGACGATATCATACTTCAACCCATGCGCAACACAAAGCCTTTCAAAAACCTGAGAAGCCGTCTCCCCTTCTGTGACCGTCATTTCCTCGTTTTTCAAATATCGCGTCTGGTCGTAGGCGGTGATGCGGTGGATTCCGTCTTTATCGCGTCCCATCGTGAAGCAGTATCCGAAAAACACGCCTTTTCCGTCAACCGTCAGATGGACTCTGCTTCCGGGCGATATGCTCAACACCTCATTCGGGTCGCGCTCTACAGTGAATACCATCTTTCCCGGCTGACCCAGAGCCAGAGAGGAGGATATCTGCAAGCCGGTTACCAGAGAGGAAATATCATAAGTCGTTCCGTCGTCGCTGTTTTGCAGATGCATTTGGATGTTCATGTTTCACATCCTCACTGTATTCTCGATGTAAACTGTGAAGGGCCGACACCGGACGGCCCGCCGCTTGGCAAAATAATTTTTGTACCCGGAGGTAAGGACTTGGAAATATCCGTGCTGCGAAAATAAGGATTCCTATCCAATAGTTCCTGCGTATTTTGCACATTGTCGTATTTCGACCTCTGCTGTATCGCGATGGACACAAGCGTATCGCCAGCAACGGTGACATACGGGTTCGTTGGCTCCGGTCGGGTGTCGGCTCTTGGAGGCGTTGGCGGCGGCGCTATGTGGACGGCTTCCGTCAAGACGCCCGCCACGGTCTGCTCATCCACCCAGCCGTATACATTCGAGCCTTGTTTTCCGCTGTGTGACAAGCCGATAAGATGAAGCGGGCGGAGAGCGCCTTTTTTGATATTGGTCAGATTGGCTTTTCCCGCGCTGCGCGGCGTGGAGTTCGCCGGAGACGCGGATGTGGACGATACGTAATGAAAGCCGCCTATGAAATCCACAATCTGCCCGATTTGAAGCGGCGGAGGTGCGGACGGCGCCGGAGGGAAGGAAATATAACCGTCCTCTATGACGGCGGAACGCGCTTCCGCTTTCACTGTTTCCGGCTCTCTCGGAACCTCGACGTGTTTCACTTCAACCACTTTCGCGCCATACTCCCTATATTCCACCAAGTCCAGCGTATAATAACGGTCTGTCTCCTGCTTCGCCCTCACACTAACCTCAAAATTCTCTATCAGCACAAGCGTATTAACGCCAATCCCCTCCGCCACGAATTGCAGCGGTCGCCCGGGACGCTGTACCTGTGTTTGCATTGTCCGTATGGCGTTTGTCAGATCTGTCGGCCTCGGGGCTGACACAGAATGCTCGGACAGAACCTTGGAACCATCCCAGAAAAAGCAGTCGATTGAAAATCTCATAAGTCCAGCCTTGCCCGGAATGACAATCTCACCCATGCCGACGATATCAGCCGATTTATGGTCATTCACACGTCCGAAACGCAACTCACGCGGGTTAATTGGAAGGGTAACCCCGATGTCCGTATTCGGGACAAATAGACGAATATTGTACATCAGCGGCCTCCTTGTGACGGGGTATACAGAACGGATTCCACCGATTCCAAAATGCCGGATTTGAAGTATTCAATGATTTCGTCTCTGTCCGAGGTTTCGTTCAGCGTTTCCACCGTCAGATGAAATTGCACCTGCGGGGTAATCTGCTGGTAATTCAGCCGAATATCCCGCAGGGCGATGTCGTGCAGCATACGGAGGTCTTCCTCGCGGAAAGATAGCTTGTTTTGCTCTGCCGTTCGTATGGCGGGGCCGCGCGCGGTGTTTTCCCTAACGGAACGACTGGGGTCTTCTTCGAATGGGTCGAATAGGCGTCTGTTGGCTTCTATGATGGCTGCTGATGTAACGGCGGTTTCTAAGGGCGTTACGCCAGCTTCATTAAATTGACGATGTAGTCCAAATTGCTGGGTTAAACTTTCAAATAGCTTTTCTTCAAAGCCTTCTCTTTGTGAAATCATTTCATTGACAACATCAATGTTTTCTCGGTAAGTAGCTTCGATTTCGTCTCGTGCTTTTCTCGCGTTATTAAGGGCTTCTTCGGCTGCTCTAAGTTCGGATGTAGAATGTACAGCCGTTCCAGCAAAAGCTGTTTCAACGCCACCAAAACGTCTGGCTTGACCTAAAATCGCATCGTATTCCTGTCTGGCGCGAACAACCTCTGCTGTGGCCGCTGCCCTGTCACCCCGCATGGCTATATTCTCTAAGTTTCTCTCGGCCTCCCATTGCCGGGCATATGTTTCGCCTATCATCTTTTCAGCAGCGGCGCCCATCGCTTTGGCTTTTGCCAGTTCGTAGTATGAATCTACAAGCGCATTTACAATGCCTATCTGAATATTCAGCTCATTGTTTTCATCCATCAGATATTGCCGGATACCGGGCAAAATAGCTTCCATTACGGAAAGATGATAGTTCATTCTTTCCTGTTCTTGGGCGTTTCGGTTGACTTTTTCGTTGAGAGTTTCCACCTCGCGCCATGCGTTTTGAAGATGAATCGCGTTGATTTCCATTGCGGATATTTGCTCATATGTAGATTGCTTCACGCGCTCGTACGATTCAATCATATCCCGCGCGGAGCTGGTCATCGTGCGGAGCATATTGGCGGCGTTTTCGCTCATGCGGGTAGAGGAGCGGATGAACTCTTCCGTCTCCTCCCGCGCTTTGCGGGTGGCTTCCTCGGCGCGGCGGGCTTCCTCCTGTTCCTCGCGCCAGCGGTTGTAAAGCGTGGTCGCGCCTTGGATGACTACGCTAATCCCCATCGTCATCGCGGCGGTCTTTGCCATGATAGCAAGCTGTGCGCCCTTCGCCCCGGCTTCGATGGCGCTCATAGCCTGTACCCCGACGCGCCCGACATGGCGTAGCGGCCCGGGGAGTGCGTTGATATTCTGCCCAAGCGCCGAGGTCAGAACGCCCATATCCATCGATGCTTGTGACATACGGTCAAAGGCGTTGACGTGCGCGTTTTCGGCGCTCTGTATAGTGATTTGCATATTCTGGTATTGGTTGTTGAGCTGGTCTTGCTTGCGAATGAGCGCGTCAAGCTGACGCTCTTTGTCAGGCGAATACATCCGTTCTTGTGCGGCTGCAAGGGTGTTTATGGCTTCCTCGTTTGACTGCATCGACGCTTCAAGGTCTTGGAGTTTGGTCTTATACAGCTCCACCCGCTGCCCCGACAACTCATATTGACGCTGTGCGCGTTCCAAAGCGGCAAATCGGCGGTTCGCGGTCGGTTCCTGCGCTTCCATCACGGCGGTTGTTTGTTCGATATTATGGTTATACTGTTCTTGCGCCTCAATGACATTGTTCGTCGCCACAATGATGTCATCGATTTCCTTTATTGTGGATTGACTTGACACCGCCATTTTTTCAAGGTTATTTGAAGTTGATTCCGTTGATTCAGACATCTTTTCCATGACAATGGGAAAATTTGCTATTTGTTCGTTTAACTTATCCATCGCCTCCTCTTGATCTAGTACAATTTGGAGTGCTCTGAGAGACGTCGTATTTCCTTCATTATAACTTTTCGTGTTGGTTTCCAGCGCGTCCGATAAGTCTATGTGTTTTTGTATCAATGCCGCCGCTTCTTGCGCGTTGGCAAGCATCATATCCTGCGTACCGCCTAGCGCCCGTTTTAAGATTTCCAGTTCAGAGGACATTCTGTCCTCGATGGAAAATCTTGCTCTTACGTCTGCCATAGAATGTCCTCACTCTCTCTTGTCCGCGTCGATTTTGTTTTGAATACAGGCGATGACAAACGCCTTTTCGCCGGGCGGGAGGTTTACGAAGACGGAGGGCAGCATACGCAGTTTTATTAACGCATACTGCGCCATCGTCGCCTCGTAATCCTCCCGTATCAGTTTTTTGCTTCTTCCACCAATTCCTCGGGGTCGGTTCCGGCTGACCGGGTGCTGAAATTCTCAATCGCGGCGGCGACGGTGTTGATAGCCGACCAGTCAAAGCGGGTGCGGAGGAAATCGGTCGCCAAGCGGCAATCGACCGCCGCCAAAAATTCCGCATTGGCAAAGTTCGGCTCCACGATTTGCCCCTCCAGCATGGTCAGGCGATACTTTGCCATGTCGAAGTTGACGACGCGGCCTTTGTCATCATAGACGCGTGCTTTTTCCTGATAGCGTTCGTGCTGTTCGGTAGACATGGGTTTGATGGTGACGGTACCGAGCGCGTCGCTGACGAAGACATCAAGGCGCATTTCGTCAATTTTCGGCGCGGTGATAAGGGCTTTCAATCTGTTATCCATGATTATATCCTCCTGTTTTTTTAGGCTCCTCTGGCTTCTGAATATTCTCTGAATTTCTGGGGAATGTCGCAATCTTCAAAAGTAAATCCCGCCGTCGCGTCAAGAAACGATGCGTTGACGTCGATTCTGGCTATGTCGGCGCTGTTAAGGTTACACCTTTGCAGGGTTACCACTTGACGCCCCACAAGGGACGAAGGGTCATCGTTGATAACCGTGACGTCAAAATAAACGTCAATTCCCGTTTTGATGAAGTCTACCATCAACTGCGCCCAGTCGGAAGATACGTTATAGAAGGTCATCGTCCCGGTTCCTTCTGCGCCGACGGTCTTATGTTGCGTCATCGGCGCTCCGATAGACTCAAATGGCTCCTTGCGCTTATTTATGCTTGCAGTAATACTGCGAAGCTCAAACAGCTCTCTCACATCACCCTTGATGATAGCCGTTGCCATCCCCATTTTCCCGCGAACGGCGTCCTGTGCAAGTAAAAACATTCCTATCCCTCCTAAACGTTGACTTCAAAGGTCATGTAAAGATGCTTCATCATGCCGACCGGGATAACTCTGGCCGTGGCGACGACCGCCGTGGGTTTTTCTCCCTTTCGCACATCCACATCCTCCGCGCCGTTGAAGTTTTCAAAAAGTCCCATCGCCTGACGGTCGTTTATCAAACCGATAATCGCGCCCTTGAACAGAGCGCGGCCGTCCTCGTTGTTCAGCACACGCCCCATAAAGGTGTTCTCCCAGATAAACGGGATGACCGTACCCAGCTCGTCCAGCGTTCGGATAATCATGTTCTCGCGGAACGCTTCGTTTTTCTCTTGTGTAAACGTGTGCAAACTGTTGATGTCGTCCACCACCCGCACGGAGCCGTCCGAGGACGTGGCGAAGACAATCCAGCTTCGGCGGAGCGCGGCATCAATGTCACGCGGCGTCATGTTCCCGGTCACGCCGGTCGCGCCGTTGATAAGGCGGGCGGTATTGTCCTCGGTCAGCGCCACGCCCGCGCTCATACCGGCAAAGAGAATGGTGGTATCGGACAAAGACATTTCATCCTGCCCGAACACCGGCGCGTTTTTCAAGCGAATAACGCCCTCGTGGTCTGCCGCCTCGAAGCTATGTACCACGCACTGCATTTTCCGCCCCATTTGGTCACGCTGCTCTTCCACAAACAGCGCCATCTTCGCTTGTATTGTCGTCTCGTTGGACGGAACGGCAAAGGTATTCACACGCGCCGTCAGCAACAGCTTGGCGTATTCCTCGTAGGCGGTAGCCTCGTTCACCGTTCCGTTTGTGCCGCCCATCAGCGGCGTAGAAGAGATAATCGTCAGCGCTTCTGCCGCGTCGCCGCCGAATGTGACAAAGGCGTTTTCGTCCAGCTCCCCGATAACCGCCACGCGCTGCGTATCGCGCAGGGAGCCGCGCACATAGGTTAAGACATTGTAAAGCGCCCCGTCCTGCTCGATGACCATTGTAATTTCATTGCCGAATGTGCCGGGGTGTTTCGCCGTAACGGTCAGCTCCCCGGCGGTTACGCTTGCCTTTGTGCCGCCTCTGTCAAGCCTGAATATGCGGGCAAGATACGAATGGGAGAGCGCCGTGATAACCGGACGCGCCGCCTCATCGTGCGCCGTCATCCCAAGCGTTGACTGGAAAACAAGGTCGTTCAGCAGCTCGTCGCTGTAGAAATCAATCAGTTCACCTTCCGCGCCCCATGTCAGAGCCATCGGGAATGAAACGATACCACGGTCGCCGACGATGCTGACGGGACGCGGGACGCTTTTGAAATTGAGATATGCGCCGGGTCTGATTTTGTTTTGTGCCGTCCAAGTGCCTCCGGGCATTTATTTTTCCTCCTTTATTGTGGCGTTGAAATTTAGTTGCCATTGTTTTGCCTGTTCGATTTGCTCATGCTCAACCATCAGCGTTACGTTGCAGAAGTAATGCAGCACGCCGTCCGCTTTCTCATACCGCGCCCCGGACACCTCCATAGGGATGCCCGCGATGACGATGTTATTGATACCGCTCAACATACGCAGACCAACCGCATCAAGCGCTTCATGCAGGGTGGTATTTCGGCTTGGCTCTTCCTCCACGCGGTAACGCACGGTCATCAAGTAGCGCAGAAAGTATTTCCCGCGCCGTTCTTCCTGCGCGGATAGGGTGAGCTGCATGAGAAAAAAGTGCGGGTATCGGACGTTCGTTACGAAGTCCTTATACCAAATCACGCCGGGGAAATTCGCCATCAACTGTGCGCCCAAGGCGCTCTTGACGGTTTCCCCCAGTATTTCAATGTCGTTCCCGTAGCTCATATCAATCCCCCAAGCCGTGCGCTCTGACAAATTCTGAAAATTCTTCGTCAAAATACGTTTGAATGTTTTCCGCAACCTCATCCATCGAAACGGTCACCATGTACCGCCCGTCCACCCAGTTCCCGGCCCGCGTCGCGTGACCCAGCTCTACAAAGGACGCATACTCCATGCCGTTCAATATCTCGATATAAAGCGTGTCCCCGTCCAATCCAACCTCGCCGATTTGCCACGCGGCTTTTAGCGCTCCGGTGTCTACCGGAGTACGGGCAGACGTTCTCGCGAGAATTTCCCATCCTCTGTTTTTGACGAATTGAACCAGAAATTCCCTGAGCTGAGAGGTCATACCGGAAAAGCGGAGAAGAAAATCGTCAAACTCCGAAAAATCCACATTCGCGTGCTTGTGGATATATGTCTGTGGATATACCGCCACCGTCAGCCCCTCCTCATTGCCATCTGAACGCTTTTGCGGCTTTGTGTGACGGTGTTGAAGCCTACGAAACCTTGATAGGTTTCCAGAACGTTGCCGTTGTGGTCGCATTTGTGGGCGTAGACGTAGTCATTGTTCTGCAAATCAACCCACAGCGGGCAGTGAACGGTAATGCTGACGATGATGGGGGAGATATCCACCGCCGCCGGGTTCGGGTTATCGGCGGTGTTGAACGCGATATGACACTGAACGCCGCGGTAAATCGGTTCTTCCGGCGTCAGTTCGCCGATACTCCCGTCCGGGTTGACAATCTCCATGCGCCGCCCGATGTCGATTTTGTCCGTGTCCATCACCGAGGCGATGATGTTGGCAATCTTCCCAAAGTCAAATCCCGCCATATCATCACCCCGGCAATCTAAATAAGCGCTTGAATTTGTTCAGCTCGGCTTTTTTGGAAATTTTCTCATCAGCGGCGCGGGTCATCGCTTTAATCTTCTCCGCCACGCCCGTTGTGCTGAATGACACGGTGCGCCCCTGCTCGGATATGCTTGAAATGACCTGTTCCTCCGGTTCGCTTATCGCTTCCATGATGCGGCTTTCGGTAAACAGCTCCGCCGCCATCCGCGCCGCCGTCAGCTCTAATTCTTTCGGCAGTTCGTGAAGGTTGCAGTAATTTAAGATGCGCTGCACCGTTTCCGCGATAATCAGTTCAAGCAGTTTGTCTTTGCTTTCATCGTCGTCCGGGATGCCTAGGAGCAGCTTGACGGTTTCGAGCATGGGTCATCCCTCCGTTTTAGGCGGGCGTCCGCGTTTCGTCGCTTTGGGCGGCTCGTTTCCGTCGCCCTGCGCCCAGATATCCGGCTTTTCCGGTTCTTCCTGCGTTATCGGCGGAGCCTCCGGCGCTTTGGGCGCTTCGGGCGGCGGCGCGGGGTTCTCCGGTTCGGGCGGAGCCTCCGGCGCTTTGGGGTTCATCGCGGCGGCGAGCGCCGCTTTTCTGGCGGTGTCCGCGTTTAATTGGGATATAGGCATATCTTCCGTGACCTCCTCGACCTTAAAACCTTTGGCGTTGAGGAGAGAGGCTATACGGTCGTTATCCGTATAGCCCACACTCTTCATAAACTCAATGCCGTATCTTGTGCCGTCTAAATAAATCGGCAATGTCACCCGGTACATCTACTGCACCCGAATGCCGCGCATAACACCGGCTTTGAGCTGATTTTTCAACACAACGCCCGCCACCATTTCCACCTCGCCGTTTTTCACAGCGCCGGGAAGGTTCATGTCCGGGAAATATGTATTGATGATTTTCGAGCCGGTCGGGGAAATGCCGTGGAAACCGTCCTGCGCAATCTGCACGGCGTACAAATCGGTCAGTCCGGCGTCAATCCCGACAACCGGGCGCGTGGTCTGCGTCGCGGGGTCAAAGTAGTTTTCCAAATCGACAAGCGGGATGTTGTCCCACATATCGACGGGAACGCCAAACGCGCTTTCCGCTTGCGTGAAGTACCCCATTCTGTGCGCCACGGCGACAATCTTCGCCTTCAACAGGCTGTTCATCAGAAGCAGCGTCGGGCGGCCGTCCATCAGCGACATAAACTCGATGAGCCTGTCAGAAAATTCAAGATAGTTGCTTGACATGAGCGCCGACGTCGAAAGATTGATTTCCCCCGGTGTAAACTCCGTGCTTGCACCCGTCAGAATGGTGTCAAGACCGTCGTATTCCAGCGGGTTGGTTGCGCGGTCTCCGTTGATAGTCGTGTAGTGGAACAGATTGATTGCGCCCGCAATCTGCTGCTCCATCTGAAAGGTCATTTCATCAATCGCGCCGCTTGTGTCCGCAATTACGCGGTCGATGCCGAATTTGCCGCCGAATACGCGGCAATACGCCGTGAGTTCTCTCCGCTTTGCTTCAACAGGCGTGTATTCCGTGTTGATGGCGCGGAAGCTCGCGGTCGCCGGGGAAAGAAGCTGCAAATAACCGTACGTCAGCGTAGAGCCGCCCGTCCCGGCGGATGCGGCGTTGTCGAAAATCAGTCGGTCAAGCAGCAAAGAACCCCTTCTGAACGTGTCATGGACTTGGATGTCGATATGGTCGCGCATTCCGATTTTGGCTTCTGCTAGTGTAAGCATTTTTCATCCTCCTATTGTTTTTTAATAAATTGTTGGCGCATCGCTTCCCGCAAGTTTTTTGGCTGCTGTTCCGCCGGTGTTTTCCCGGCGTCCGGCTGCGGCAGCGTCTGACCGACGGGTACCGTCGGCGTCGGCGGCGTCTCGTTCGGGCGCGTCAGCGACAGCACTTCATCAAGGCATTGCTCGATGGTGTTGTCCGCCGTTTTCAGTCCGCGAGCCATCAAAACGAGCTTATTGACCTCCTCGGTGGTTTTGCCGCTGATTTTGGCAAGCGCCGCGATGGTGTAGTCTTTTTCCTCGTTCCGCGCCGTTTCCCGCGCCACTGTTTCCCGCAACGCGGCAAGCTCGGCGGTCTGTTTCTCCGCTTCGGTCAGAGAGTTGTCCCACGCTTTTTTGATTTCCGCGATTTTGCTTTCGTCGCCGGGATTTAAGCCCAGCGCTTTCAAAACCGCTTCTGTGGCTTTTCGCTCCGCCGCGCCCCTAATCCGCGCCGCCTCGTTGTCAAAATCCTGTTGTGACGCAAAGGTTTTATAAGGCGTCGGCGTCTGCTGTGGTTCTGCCTGTCCGTTGACAGTAGGATTTTCGCCCGCGTCCGCGGTGGTGGGTATGCCCGGTTCTCCGGTAAGGGTGGCCTGCTCTGTGGCAGTAGACATATTTTTCTCCTCCGTTTTGAAAATTGAGGTTTACGCGCAAATAAAAAAGACGCCCCGTTTTGGAGTGTCTTTCTATGAAATTTTCGCCCGGTTCTCTCTGAATACTTCCCATTCGTCCGGGCGCAGATACTTCATTTCTTGGAAATCGTCAAATCGCGTCGGGAAGCCTTCAAACAGCTCGCCCATCAGCGCCGCGCCGTGTTCCTTCTTCCCGTCTCGGATGTACTGTTTGTATCGGTCAAACTGCGCTCTGTCGGAGCTTCGCACCGCATCCGCTTTGCGCTTTGCCATGTAATGCGTCATTTGCTCATCGGTCAGGCTGTCAAGCCAGTCTTGATACGTCCATTCGGCGGGGACGTAGTATATTCTCCCCGTCACCGGGTCTCGGGCGGCGCGTACCGCTCCGGGAAGGTTCTGCGTATGCACATTCGGGCGGCTGCGGCAATTCGGGTGCATGGGCGGGTAGTTGACGCCCTCTTCCGCGACTGACAAGTCAAAGACCTTGCCATCTAATGACTGGCATATCTCGCTCGTTCGGCTGTCAAGCGTCGCGTCGAATTTGTACTGTTCGATGTGATGCTCTTTCATCGCTTTCAGCGTCGCGGAGTTTGCCGCGTGATTGAACTCCGTCCGCGCCAGTCTCACGGTATTGTTGACGGCGGTATTCATATTCCGCGCCATGTCGCGCCCAATGCGGCGCGGGTTATGCCCCAGCGCCACGCCCTGCATAAAGGTGGTTTCGAGCTGGTTCAGCAGCGCGTCTTTGTGCGCCCATAGGCGGTCGCTGTAGTTTTGTTCCAGCCAGCGCGTCCGTATCACCGTTTCGAGGATTTGATTGTTCAGCGCGGCGAATGGCTGAAACAGCCCCGTTCCCTGCTGGATATTGAACGCCGTGCGGTAGTACGCTTCGTTGTACGTCTTTTTCAGACCGTCGGCAAACAGAGCGTTGTTGTCGCGGTACAGGCGTTCCAGCGTTTGGCTCATTTGTAGCTTCAATTCCTCGCGCCGCGATATATACGCCCGCGCCGACAGTTCCCGCAAATACTCACGGTGCGCCGGGTCGCCGCCCAGACGCCGGTATTCGGCATAGTAGCGCTTTATGTCTTCGTGGGCGCGTCCGAGTTGTTCGGGGATCAGGCGGCGGCGGACTTCTTCAATCGGCAAGCCCGTTTCCGTCGAATAGCGGCCGAAAAACGCCTCCACCTCTTTCTCGATGGACGCCATCGCCGCCTCAAACGTGCGCTTGCTGTCGGTCAGCATTTCCAGCGCGGTTTTCTCACCGGCGCGGATGACTTCCTCGGCGCGGCGGCTCCAATATTCAGCGGATTGCATTTATTTTTCCTCCAAAGCCGCCTCTACAACTGCCTTAAATCTTTGCGGTATCTTTTCAAGCGTGATATTCCCCAGCCGTATCTGCATGACGTAGAACTCAACCATAAATTTCACCTGCCAATTCGAGCAGCGCGGCTTCTATGGCTTTTAGGCGCTGTGTTGGGTCGATGGGTCGCACCGGCTCCGGTTCCGGTTCCGGCTCCGGGGGAGGTGGCTTCATATACTCCTCCAGCGCGGCTTGCGCGTGGGTTTCCGCCTCCTCTTTCGTCATGGGGGTAAAGCCTTCCGCGCCGGGGGTGTAGGGTTGGTCTGCGATGACAACGCCGTCTTTGCGGACTTTGTAGCCGTGGGCGTTTTCGTCGCCGGTGGGGTAGGTTTCGTAGGTGATGGTCATCAGATTAGCCTCCATATCATACTACTTGTCAAAGCGTAGCCGTCTCCGCCGCCTAGCAATGACCCTGTGAAATGCCACCCAAAAGACGGTATTGCTTTAAGCGTCAAAGTGTTTACATCCAGTATGAAGGCGTAGCCTTGAGACGGTTCATCATATTGACCAACGCTTAGTTGCATAACAGCTTTTCCGTTTCCCAAATATTCAAACGACGAATTTTTGAGTTCGTATGGAATCCTCGTCCCAAGCACTACGGTATGCACATTGGTGGATATACTCGCTGAGTTTAGAGTTAGCGCTCTAAGAGAATGGCCGGAACCCGAGCCGGAGCCTGAGTAAAAATACAAGTGTGTTCCATTTCCTATTCCTCCGACTAAAAAGGTAATCCTGTTACCAGAGAAACTGGATGCATTTAAGTTTGTTTGTGTACTCCAAACATTATTAACGGTATCATATCTCCGCACAAGGACACTTGTGCTTGACGGCCCATCCTGTATGAAAATGTGAATATATCTGTCCTCTGAAATTCCAGCGAAGTTAACAATCGGATTGCCGCCGGAGCCGAAGAAATTAGGAGTATTGTGTGTTGCCAGAGCTGTCCATGAGATTCCGTTGGTTGTGGAAAATGCGCCTAATGTGATGGGCGTATTCTGTGCAGTCCACTGGTTCTGAAAGAAAGCGAAGCACTTTCCGCCTACGCTTATGGCTTTTATGAGGACGTTGTTAGGGGACGTTGCTGGGAACGGCGTTATTGTTCGAGTGAATAAATCAGACAGAGTGCTTCTTGCAAAGCTGGTAGTAGACGTGGCTGGCAAAAAGACAACCCCATTAAAAACGCAACCGTAATTTGCAACGAATGAAGTCCTAATCTGATTGCTTGCGTCCAGCTTCTGATAACCCACGCCGCCGCCCAGCGTTATCGCCGGGATGCCTTGGATGGGGCCGTCGAAGGTTGGGGGGATGTTTCCCGCGAAAGTGTCGATTTTGTTGTTGTTGTCGTTGAAGTCGTTAATGTTGTATTGCTCGCCGAGGGCGGGGTTTTTTAGGTTTAGGTTCGGGGTGAAGGTTGCCATTATGCGTCGCCCTCCTTTCCCGCGAGGGCGTTGTGGGTAAAGGCGGCGAGTTCGTCGTGGGTGTAGCCGCGTTTTAGGGGGGCGTCATTTTCGGGGGGGGGGGGATTTTTTGGTTTTTTCTTTTTTGCGGGCCGGGGAAAGGGTTT